GGACGTGCATTGACCGTCTGGCCCTGCACCGAACCGCGTGTCGCCAACACATCCTGCGGCCATTGCCACTGGTTGTCCGGGCTGCCTGCCATGAAGCGCAGGTCGTCAAGTTCATCCTCGCGGCTGTCTGAGTACGCCGCGAGCGCCATCTGCATCCGATTGCGGGCAGTGGCTAGAATATCGGCAGGATCACGCGACTTCTTGCCGCGATCTTCGGGCGTGTTGGACACATAGCCCGCGCCCTTGATCCCTGTAGGGTCGTTGCGTGCCATTATTTGCCCTTCTTGCCTTGTGCCCGACGCTTGACCGAATACGCAATGGCGACAGCCTGCTTTTGCGGCTTGCCGGCCTTGATTTCAGCCTTTACGTTCTTGCGAAAGGCCGCTTTGCTACCTGACTTAACGAGGGGCATTAGCGCATCCGTCCACGGTTGCGCATCGGCATCGGCGAAGACCGAAAATCCGTCGTTGTACGCACGATGTCCTCAGACACGCGCTTGCGCGGCATGGGCATACGGGGCTGTTTGGCCGCCGAAGCAGAGGGTTGAGCCAACATTTCGCCAATCGTGGCGCGTTTGGAGACGCCGATAGGGCCGTATCGCATGATTACTTCCTCTTTTTAGCCGTTTTAGCCGACTCGCGGAACGCCTTAGCCGTTGGAGCCCCCTTGGCCCCCGGTTTGCGCATCTTCTCGCCCGATCCGGCCTTGATCCGTTCGCGTTTAGCGTGAATGTTAGCGTATAGACCGCGTTTAGCCGCCATGTTAGCCACACTTCCAGCGTCTGAGCGACGCTTTTGCTCGTTCAGCCGGCCCCTTGGCCTTAGCCACCACGCCCTTCATTCTGGCACAGAACGACTTCTTGCGTCCTGCGTCCGCCTTCGTCTTCGGGCTCGGCGCTGGCGCCTTTAAGTTGCTGCCCGTCGCCCGATTGTACTTGGCTCGGCCCTTGGCCGTGAGGCCTGCTCCACGTGAAACAGACTGCTTCTCGCCACGACCGACTGACAGACTCACCGACTTGCGTGCCATTAGGCGCCCATCCAACTGTTAGTGACCCCGCCCCCGTCCGACATGCGGATGGTGCGCGGTCGTTCCCGATACTCGCGGGTCGCTAGCGGATAGGCGAAGGTGACGGCGAGCGCGTCAGCCGCATCGGGCGACGCCAGTCCTCTAGCCTTCATCTCCTTCTTGCCTTCCAAAAAGATCGTCCCCGACGAGTTCGGCTTCGTGTGCGGGCCAACGAGGTCGCTCTTGAGCTGTCGGTCGTTCGGGATGCTCGCCGAGCGTAACCACTCGCGCATCTCGCCCCACATCTCCGCTCGCTTGTTGCCCCACATCACAGGGTTCTTGGCCTTCCAACCAAAGTTTACCCCACGCACCTTATACCGCTGCTCTTTTAGCCGGTCAAGTATGCCGTAGCCTAGCCCGCCTTCGTCGATGACCGTCAGCGCCGGGTTGTACTCTTCAATGGCGTCGATCACGCGGCCTACGGTCGTCATCGTATCGTCGCCCTGGTAGCGCTTGATCGCTATGATGTCGCGGCCTTGTCGCACGAGGATGACCGTCGAGTCTGCTCCACTTCGCGCAGGATCGACTCCGATAACGCGTGGCGCGCTCTCGTCCTTGTACCGTGGCCGTTGCATAGCCTCATCAACAATTCGAGGAGCAATGAACTGGTCGTCGCCGTCCAAAGGGAATTCACCGTAGACCTCAACTCGGGCTTGGGTGCTGTCGGCGCCGTACTCGGCGATGATCTGCTCGTAGACGGCTTTATCCGTATCTTCAACTTGCCGGGCGTCGATGTTTTGCGAGCGCCAGAAGGCTCGCTTGCCGTTGAAGCACTCATAGAAGTACCCCTCGTTGCGACGTGGGTTGCTGAACGCACACCAGAAGCGGTGCGGTGTGTTCTCCGTAAAGAAGCCTTGGGCAACGTCCCAAATAGCGTCTGGAATACCCGAACTTTCGTCGAATATCAACATGACGCCATCACTATTGTGCAGACCCGCGTAGGCGTCTGGGTTCTCTTCTGACCAGAGACGACCCTCAACTGACCAGTATCGGGTGCCTTTTTTCAAATCGCGCTCGACGATTTCCGCCAGCCATTTAGCCGGCATTACTCGTGTGGCAGAGATTTCGTACCAATGGCTGTTCATTGCCATAGCCACCCACTTGGTAATTTCGGCCCAAGTGATGGAGCGCAACTGCGCTTCTGAGTTAGCCGACACAATGATTGACGCCCCGATGCGGGTGGATAGCATCCAGATGACGAGCCACGCCACTAGGGCAGATTTACCAATACCACGGCCTGAAGCGACGGCCATACGGAAGACTTTGTAGTCCACCCGGCCTTCGTTCTCTTCTACATGTTGCTTAATCTGCCGCAGCACGTCGCGCTGCCATTTCCGAGGGCCGCTGTGGCGTTCCAACGGGGTGCCTTTTTGGCCCCACGGAAAGACAAAACGAACAAAGGCTTCGGGGTCGTTTTTGATGTCCTTAGCCCATAGGCGGGACATCAGCGCCATTTCGTCTTCGGGCTTATAGATTGGCGTTTGCATTAGGCTGTAAGTTGCTCTTTTGCGCGCCGATATGCAAGTGCCGCAAGTTCGGGCGTCTCAAATATACCTATGTGATGGTTGCGTCGATTGACCTGCAACTGCGCCACCCACTTACCTGTGTCGCGGTGCGGGCTTACGCCGGTATAGCCGCTGGTATTGCGCGCATAAATGCTTTTGTTCTGCATGTTACGAAGCTGATCCGCTTCGCGCAGATTGACTAGCCGATTGTCCGCTTTGTCTCGGTTGATGTGATCAATCGCGGGCTCAGGCCAACGGCCATGAACGTACAGCCACGCTAGGCGGTGCGCCTTATAGGATTGCCCGTCAACCTTAATGTGTACGTAGCCGCGCTTATGCAGACTCCCGGCAAGGTCGCCAGGGCGCACTTGGCTAAAACGATTGCTGGGTTGAAGCCACGTAAAGCGGCCAGTATTAGGGTCGTACTGCAGCAACTCTTTCAGACGTTTCTGCGTTAGAATCTCTGTAGCCATAATCAGCCTCTGCAATAGGTTGGTTGGTTAGAAGCCTCGACCCGCTGGAACGGTTCGGGGCTTCGTCCATTATAGCATTGCTTAATGCAGCCTGTGTAGCCTGCAATACTCGGCCGTTAATGACGCGAGACTCCGCCTCTTGCAGCGCGGCGGTGATGCTGATCTGCTGCGTGACATCGACCTGGACAGCGGTCTTGGCCGTCCAGCCATGCACGTGCTGGAGGATAGCCAGAGCAGCCTTTGAATCGCCATTGCGAGCCGCGTCACGCAACTGCCTCGCAGCCTCAGATTCACTATCCGCACGCCCCTTCGCCTCGGCCATCGCAGCCATCGGATCTAACTCACAGAGCCGGCGGTACTCCACAGGGAGCATCCCGGCAGCCAGAGCAAGACTATCACCCTTAAGACCGAGTGCGGCGGCTTCGTAGATGTCGAGCAGGCGTTGCTCGGTGGCCTTGATCTCGCGGGTCGTCAGCGGGAGCGATTTGAACATGCGCCAGAACTCTAGCCGCGTTGTAAATAAAAAACAAGCGATGTGCAGGGTTCACCTGCCGGGAGGCCGCGATCCCGAACAACCGTCGGGCCTGTGTGCCGGGGCGGAGTGCCTTAGATGGTGGGCCATAGCCCTTCAGCTACCTCCCGGTCGCTACGTGCGCATCACGTCAGACATCACCCCATTAGATTAGTTGCTTGCGGGCTGTAAGGCAAGAGGTTACGGGGCTTTTTGAAAATTGCTAAAAAATTTTTGTGACCCCTTAGTAAAAATGACCGGCCACCCTTTCGGCCCTACCCCCCCCATGCTAATGAGAATCATTCTCAAAGCATGCAGGCGTAAGACGTTATGCTATAACGTAACAGCAACCTGGCGTTGTGGGCTGTGAGTGTGGGTCAAAATGGTCATGACCCACAAAGAGCATGCGAAGACGTCATGCAATCGAATGTTGCGAGCATGCGGGCGAGTGGGCAGAAGAGTGTGGGTCAAAATGGTCACATCTTTTTGCGTGACTATTTTGACCATTTTGACCCACAAGCGTGGAGTGTGGGTCATGTGGGCTATTGTGGCATGACCATTTTTTTTCGCGCGGATCCACGGGCGCGAACAGAGATTCACATTACAGCTTTGTAATCATCATGTCTTTAGGATGACTCGAAGCTCATCTAATAAAATATAGGTATGACCATTTTGACCCACAAGCCCCATTCGCCTCATGCAATCAACCACTTAGTGTGGGTCGAACCATGACCCACAAAAACCCACACGCCAAACTGCCCACAACATCCGCAGAATGGTCACGCTGATCTATTTGTAAAAAAATAGTTGACAACATTCCGCGAAGCTGTTTTAATACATCCATCGACAACGCAACTGGAGCACACGACATGCAACTTGGAACCATCGTCCGCATCCGTCCCAACTTCCTGCAACCCAACGAGGACGGCTCGATCCTGTATCGCGTCGCATCTGAGCCCAACGCTAACCATCGCGTCGACATTAAGCCCGCCGAGTGGGAGTACAAAATCGTCCCGATCGAATCCGTCCCCGCCTATATGCTGGAGTCCGCAGAATGAAATTCTCCACGCTTCTTTTCTCTCTCGCCGTCATCCTCACGTTTGGCGCATGGATGGGCGCGCCGATCCTAGGTCTGGCGCTCTGCACGCAACTGGGCGCCGTCTTTTGTCTTGCGCTAAACGACTAACCTGCTGTAAACTAAAATCGTACAATTAACTAAACTGGAGTCCACTAACATGTATACCCTCACTGTTTCGCTCGCTATTCTCCGAGCCGCCCGCACCCACGCCGCCGAAAAAGACTTTCGCCAATATCTGCAAGGCGTCTATCTGGACACTGTGGCCGGCAAGGTCGTGGCCACTGATGGGCATCGCCTGTTCGTTGCCAATGCTCGTGGCGTCAAGTCCAACTATCCGTCCGTGATCGTGCCAAACGAGACGATTGACGCGGCGCTGAAGCAGTTCACGGGTGACTACGCTCGCGGCAAGATGTTGGGCGCCGCTGATGTTGTCATCACAATAGGCGAGCGTGACCTAGTGACGATCACGACGCCAAACGGCGAGGTCAAAGGCCGCACGCTTGACGGCCGATTCCCTGAGTGGCGCCGCGTCGTGCCTAAGCCCGACACCATCGGCGCTCAGGTTCCGGCCGTGTTGAATCCGCGCTATCTGACAGACGCGTGCGAGGCGATCACTATCGCCCGCAATCTGTCTAAAAAGGCCGCAGAGCAGCACGCTATGCGCATCCATATGCGCGGCACTGACTCCACTATCGTGGCCGACTCAGGCGCTGACGTGCTCGTTGTCGTGATGCCATTGCGCAACGATCTGCACTCGGAGACGGCCGCCGTCGCCTGCCGCATGGCGCACGACGATGCGCTCGCCTACAGCGCTGAGACGGCCGAGACGGTAGCGGCCGAAGCTGCCTAACCATCACACCACAAGGGCGGCGCCTGCGGCCGCCCACACTTAACTGACAATCAACTGGAGTCCACTAACATGCAAGCTATTCGCACCCGATACCACGGCCCCACCAATTCACGCGGCTCGCGCATCATCGCCAAGTGTGGCGGCGGCTCAGTCGTCATGCCCTATAACCACGCGCTCAACCTAGACGGCAACCACGCCGCCGCCGCTCAGATGCTGCTGGAGCGCATGGGTTGGCCTGGCGTCTACCACGGCGGCCAATTCGAGCATGACTACTACTGGGTCGTGCCTGAGCGCGGCGATTCCGTATCTGCATCCGTCACCACTGCCGAGGCCGCCTAACATGCAGTATTTCGACATCGTTTTGACGACGACTATCCGCGAGGTCGTGAGCGTGGGGGCACGCGATGAGGGCGAGGCTATCGACGCCGCGCTAGCCATCGTCAAGGCTGGCAACACGACATACGATCAACTGGATTGGGACGTTGACGAACTCTACGTCGGCGATCCGTTAGATTTGAGTGACTATTGATTATCAACTGGAGATAAAACGTTATGAAGACATTACCAATCATTGCGGCACTGGCCGCCACACTGACCACGGCTCACGCTGACACGTTCGCCATCGGCGGCGTAAAAGGTGACAGCAAAGGCCGCACTGTGCTCACGACCGAGCCTTGCGAGTTTAAGGCTGACTCGTACCAGCAAGGCGTGAACAAGGCCTTGCTCGGCAACATGCGGCGCGCCTTTTACTATACGAGCACTGGCATGACTAACGAGGGATGCTGGAAGCACGACGCGGGCACGATCGTTCTGGTATGGCCTACCGAAAACATCATGCGCCGATGGCCCGCTGATAACTTCAAGCTCGCCGAGCGTACGACGGCCTCGTGGGAGTCACTCCGATGAGCCGCCCCAACCAGTACGTCATACGCTACACGGGCGGCGGATCCGAATACGTTGGCCGCTATATGCTCTTGGAGCGCGACGCTGAAGGGCGCTATACAGGCGTCGCCAAGCCCGTACCGCTACCGCAGGACGCCACCAGCATGAGCAAGGCACAAGCCGAGGCCATTGCAAACGGTAATGGCGACTTCTGCGAGGCCGTGGAGCTCACCGCGTGAGCCGCGCCACGCGCCCCACCACTCAGGCCGCCCGCCCACGTTGTCCAACGTGTGGCGGTAGCGGCTATGACCCACTGTTGCCGCCTGACGATCTGCTCGGGTCGTTCGATTGCTTCAGCTGCGACGGCACGGGCTATGACCAACGGATGCCCGAGCACTGGCTGCCCCCATTACTTGCAGACTATGAGGACAACACGCTATGACGATCAAAAACCTATGGCAACGCGTCAAGACATGGTGGCGCGGCGACTATGACGACCCCGCGCTGTACGTTGGCTCGGCCGACCAGGTTCCCGACCATCAGTTCAAAGACTTGACACGCCGACTACGTGAGCAGCAGGAAGCCGCACGGGACGCGCTAGGTGAGCGCCACCTACTGCACCCCTCGCACTCGCCTAAGCGCCGCAAGCCGCGCAAGCTCGGCGCGCCTAAGCCCGTCAAAGCCACGCGCAAGGCTAAGGGCAAACGCAAGACAACCCCTCGGGGCAAGCCGTGAGGCGCGTGATGTGGGGCGGCGTGACCCCTCGCATCACGCTGGAGCAATACAAGACGCTGCGGGCACTGGCCGAGCGTAAAAAGGTCGCCGAGCACCGGCTACGCCCCTCGTACGCCGAGCTCGCCGACGAGTGGGGCGTTTCTCTGAGCGCCGTGTTGAGCGCCGCCAACCGTGGGATCAAGCGATACGACTACGAGGTGCACCGATGACACGCCTGACGTTTGATGAGATGGAAGCCTTCGCCCGCGACCTCGGGCGGCCTGATGACGCCGAGACCATGTACCGCCCACCCGCCGCAACGTGGCCGTACGCGCCACAGCAGCAGGACAGCGACGCCATCAACCCCGAGCACTACAAGGTCGGAGGCATTGAAGCCATCGACTACATGAGAGCTAAGAGCAGCGAGGCGGAGTTTACCGGCTACCTGCGACTATCGGCGCTCAAGTATTTAAGCCGTGCAGGGCACAAGGATGACGCGCTGCAAGACTATAAGAAAGCGCATTGGTTCATGTCGCGTCTGATTGAGGAGCTAGAAAAGTGAACGCAATAAAAAAAATCGCGGCCATATTCATTATGCTGACATCACCAATATGGATTTTGCCTTACATGCTTGGCGTTATGCTTTTTCTTTGGTTCGGGCTTGCTTATTACGATCTTTGCAAAGCATTTGGAGTGAAACCATGACCCGCGAAGACATCATCCGACTGGCGCGAGAGGCTAGTAGCGAGTCTGATTATGACTTCCCAAACATTTTTGCACTTGAACGATTCGCCGCTCTCGTTGCCGCAGCCGAGCGGGAGGCATGTGCTGAAGTATGCGACCGCATCACATGGAGTAACGAAGGAAAATTCTTTGCTGCTGCTATCCGCGCCCGAGGTGACGTATGAACGCACTACCGAAGGCCGAGCTTGACCGGATTGTGCAAAACTACGTGGACGCTGTGCATACGATCTGCCGCTATGAGGCCGCGCTGCATCGCATCGCCAACATGGGGCGCGACACGGCTGATGACGCCCACACCATCGCCCGCGAGGCGCTGGCGGTGACCCGTGCCCAAGCTGACGCACACTGAGTGGTGGATACGCCGGTTGTGCCGGTGGATTGACGTAGCGCGCAAACAGGTGCGCAAAAACGAAGGGCGCCGCTATCGAGCGCCCTCCCACTTACAAGCCACCATCAACCGATATAATCAACTAAAGGCCTCTAAGCGTGTCGTACTTACTCTTAACTATCGCCGCGACAGTCATCGTTGAATGGTTACTTTCCGACGACTGACAATGCAGGCGTATTGCCCTCGGCCATCCGTCGAAGCTCTGAGCGCGTAAGGCCTGCGAACTGCGGGTGACAGAAGACGTGCTTTTTGGTTGGAAGCTCACGCGAGTGTATCCGACCACAGTCCACCCATTCGGCCTCGCGCAGCGCGTGTAGCAGCGCGGCCTGTACGACCTTGACCCCACTCGGCGCGAGGCCTTGCAGACGATCACAGATTGAATAGAACGGCGCGCCGATCACGCCACGGCTGAAGTCGCCTTGGCGCTGGCGGATCATCTCGACAAGGAACGACTCGGCCGTACTCATGGCCGATTCAATCATAATCATCTTAGCCTCGGTCATCGGCGGCGCGGCGCCTGGGTTAAACGCCGACACGTCACGGGCGTCGAGCCACGCAGCGACAGCCGCAAAGCCGCCCGCGTGATACCAGCGCCAGAGCTCAGCGGCCGCATCAGGCTCTAAGCGCGGCGCGTCTGACCACACGACGAACCAGCGCCGATCATTGGACGGCAAGCTGATAGCCGCACGCTCGTTGCTGAACGACAAGACGAACACGCGATTTAAAGCCTCGTACGGGTGCAAGCCCTTGCGGTTGACTGAGAGCAACTCAGGTGGCGCGGCAATGATGGGCTTGAGGCTGTTCTCCAACGCTCTGCGATCTTTGGCCTCGGCCTGCCGCAGTTCGTTGATGACGATGACCTCAGACTCTAGCGCGTAGCCCCACTGAGAATTAAGCTCTTCATTTTTGATCGTAAAGACGTTGGTGCGATCTCGCGCATCGCCGCCGATTGACCAAATAAACGGCGCCCAGAGCGTATCCTTGCCCGAGCCTGGCTTGCCAGCGTGCAGCACGGCGTGATTGATCTTTTGCTCGGGATGCTGGCGCTTGTAGGCCATTACGTTGAGGACGTGCTCACGCTCGGCAGCATCGGGGATCATCCGTTCGGCGTGAGCGAGCCACGGGCCGACATCGCCCGGCACGCCCTCGGGGCGAGCGTCGCGCCAGCGGTTGCCGTAGACGAGACCTGCACGCGAGCAGAGCACCGACTCGCCAGCGGCGAACGTGACGCCAGCCAACACGCGAGCGCCCTTAGCCTGACGGTTCTCGTCGTAGCAGATGGACGCCTCAATGCGGCGGTTATTGTGGACGCTGTGACAAGTGACGTGGCGGAAGAGCGCGTTGAACGCACTGCGGGCGATCTCTTGACGCTCATTAAGATCAAAGTAAGCGTCATCGCTCACGACGTACGCAAAACGCTCGTACCACTGCGACTTCTCAACACGCCCAAGCTCGCGGCGCTCGACCTCTTCAATGACCTTGGCCGTCTCGTCGGGGTACTCTTCAGTCGGTGTGATCTTGCTCAAAGCGGCCTCCATCTTGCGCGCCAATAAATCGTCGCGCAGTCCATACTCGCTCTTGGGGCCGCCCTCGGCCTCCACCCACTGCAAAAACTTCTCGCTGTTCCACTCGCCGCAGTGGCCGTGGAAGCAGGTGTAGCTACGCGAGATGGGATTGTACCGCCCGCTCGGGTCGCCCGTCGTGTGCTCGGCATGGTTGGGGCAGACAACGCCATACCAGCCCTCGGTGTTGGCCTTCTCTAGCAAAAGCCCGCGCTCTTGGATCCACTCCAGCACCTTGTCCATGCCGTCATCCTCAAGAGATACGCCGCGTATATACGCCGTATCCACAGGGCCGGGCGTGACGCCAAGGGCTGTAACGATCTGCGATAAAGCGAACTCGCGTTCGGGATGGAACTCGGTGAGCACCGAGGCGAAGTTGTCGCGGCCTTCCTTCAAGTTGATGCTGCCAGGGATGCGGAAGTTACGCACCGGATTCACCGCACCGGGGTCGGTGAATCCCGCCTCGGCGATGGCTTTGATAGCGGCGGCAAACTCGCCCTTTAGCGGCTGATCGTCCAGGCCAAACGTGTAGCCCCACTGGTAATTGCCGGGGCTCGTTTGGATCTTCCACGTTGGCTCCAGCGGCGGCACTTTGGACTTCGTGCCGATGTCATCCAACACGAGGAACGCCACACGCTCGCAGTTAGCCGCAGAGGCCGAGAGGCCGTCGCGGAAACGCTCAACGATGAAGCAGCCCGTGTTAGCATACCAAGCCCCCGAACGTCCCACCTTGGGACTAGTCGGTAGGAATGGCGGCCACACGTACTTCGGCGTTCCGTCCTTGTGGCACACCGGCTCCCCGCCGTAAACGACGGGCTTCTGCCGGACAAATAAAATAGTTTCCCCCTCGGGGGCGATGTTGGTAAGATAGTCAATGAACCCTTGCATTTCGTTTATTCTCCAGTGTTCCTTGGCCCGGCCTAACCCGCCGGGCTTTTTTATTTCCCGTAACGTTCCATAATTTTGACTTCGGCGTTAAGGGGGAACCCTTCAGCCCAAGCCGGCGTGGTGCACATCACATCATGCAGCCTCTCGGCTACGTGCTCGGCGACCTCGTTAACACATTCGATAACGATCTCGTCGTGTACGTGCAACACCACGCCTAACCCCTCAGCTTCTAGCGCCCGCAAACTGTGGCGCAACAAATCATTGGCTGTGGCCTGCGTGATGTTCTCGCAAGCCAAGCCTTTCCAAAGACGCGCACGCGGCCATTCTTTGGCGTCGGCGGCAGGTTTCCAGGCGGCCTTCAGATAGGTTACGCCATCCTCCTCCAAACGTGCGAACGGATAACATAGCACGCGACCCGACGGCAACGCATACCAAAGATGTTGGCCGTCAAACATATACACCACGCGGCCAGCCTTCATTTCGTGGTTGACATTTCGCATGGCGCGGGTGTAGGCGTCCTCCAACTGTTGCCAGTAGCGCACCGCCCACGGGTTCGCCCGCCGCCACGCGTCCACGATGCGTTGGGCGTCAGACTCACTCATCTTGACGCCGTAGGCGCGGCTCATGTTGCCGAACGCACCAATGCCGCCAGCAAAGCCTAGGGACAAGATGGCGATCTTGCCGATCTGCCGTTGCTCGTCCGTCACGTCAGTGACCGCCACGCGGTAGATGCCAGCGGCCTCAACCTTGTAAATGTCACCCCCTGTGCGGAATGTTTCAAGGACGGGCTCGGCCTGCGGGCTCGCTGAGAGCCACGGCGTCGCTCGCGCTTCGATGGCGCTCCAATCGGCAACGACGAAGACGTTACCCTTGGACGGGATCAGCGCAGGGCGCAGCATGGACTTGAGTACGTCCGTGACGCGCTTACCGTATCGCGGAACGATACTATACCCACGCACGAGCGCCTGCCGCACGGCCTCGGGCTCCTTGCTGCACTTGCGCGTGAAGTTGTGCACCTGTGCGCCGTAGCTTGACGCACGGCCGGTGGCGCTGCCACCAGCGAAGACGAACGCACCACGCACGCGGGCGTCCTCGACATCAGCGAGTTGCTTCAGTCGGCTGAACTTAGCGACCGACGAGGCCCACAGGTCATCCGCACACTGGATGACATCGGCCACATCGGGTGGGACTTCATCGGCGTTGTCCATCGCCAATAAATTGGCGCGGACGGTCTTGTCGATGCTGAACTTCTTATCGCCGTCTTTGTAGACGGTCATCAGCTTCTTAGCCTCGGGGCCAACGCGCTCCAGCACCCACTCGCGCATCTTGGGCGAGCGGACGGTCTGTATCACACCTTGTGTGACCTCTGCGACGATGCGCTCAATATCTTGTAGCTCGTCCTCGGCGTAGCGGATCGCCGCCTCGCAGAGCGGCACGTCTACCTTCACGCCACGATCGTTGATGCGCTCGTTGGCGTGGTAGTCGGCGAGTTCTGTATCCGAAAGGCTACGCATGGCCTTGCTGATCTCGCGCATGGCGCGCACGTCCTGCTCGCAATATGCAATCATCTCGGCCATCAGATCGGGGTCTTCGTTGAACGTCCCGTCTGCCTTTGGGATGGAAAGCAGACGGATCAACTGCGAGCCGCGATGGTCTTTCTTCATCTTGGCCGAGAGCGCACGGCCAATGTCTTCAAGGCTGCCAGGCAAGCAGTTAGCCCGCGCCTGTGCTGCCGTGCAATAGAACTGCGTGAGGTCAAAGTTGACCTGACACACATACCAAAGAATGAGCCGCTCAAAGGCGGCATTGTGAGCGCGGATCTGGCCCTTGAAGTTAGCCACGCGCTCGGGGAACGGATGCTTGGGCAGCCACGTCGTGACAGGCTCGTCGTCGAACGCGTAGGACATACAGAGCACCTCAGTGCTCAGGTCTTGCGCGTAGTTGTAGACGCCTGCGGTCTTTAGGTCACAGCGGCTGCGGGTTTCAAAGTCTAGCCAAAGTATTGCCATGAAAGATTGGGGGCTGTTGCCAGCCCCCGCTCCTTTACGCAGCGCGACGCCGACGGCCAGCCACAGCGGCGTTAGCCGGTGGCGGTTCGTCTCCGTCATCGTTTGATGACAGTTCGCCGTCCATGCCGACCCACTCGACGATCTCAAAGACCGGCGTGTAGATGCGACCATAGGACTTGTGCTGGTAGTGCTCCTTCTTGAGCGTGATGACCGGCACGGGCTTGTCTTGGTTGACTTCAACCTGCGCAGCGATGGCCGCAGCCAACGTCTGCACCGAGCGCTTACCGCCGACCGAGGTCGTCGTGTAGCGGCACTCAAGACCCGCGTCTTCACCGGAGATGCACTTCAGGCTCATGCCGACTTGCGTCTCCCAGCCCTTCTTGCTCTGCGGCGGAGCCGCTTCAAGTTCCGGCAACGGTTGCGTAACCGATACCATCTTCTCGCCGAGCACCTCGCCGTCGCCCCAAGCAATGAAGCCGTGAACGAACGAGAAAGGATTGACAGCCCAGCGGCTGCCCTCTTCGACCTCGGTTTGATCCGCGCCGGAGACCCAGTGACCCGTCTTGTCCATCTTGAGGATGGCGACCCCAACGGGGCCGACTTCCGATTGGATGGATCGAAGAGCCGTGGAGAGGGATGACACAGCGGGCAGACCCGCCTTGCTGAACGTAGTGATATTACTCATGTTACTTTACCTTCTATACAAGTTTAGAAAGGGCCGCAGTCAACTGCTGCCCGATTTGCAACACGGCAGGCCGGGGATCGCTCTCCGGCGCTAACGTGGTGCCCGACGAGACAGAGACGACCTGACCTTCCGGTAAGCCGAGGTTCAGCTTTTTGAGCTTCTTCTCGGCTTGTGCCGGCGAGATCAAACTCGTCTCCGTCACTTCTGTGATCGGCAAGAGCGCGACGAGCGCAGCCTTTGCCGTTTCTTCGTCCACCCACTTACGGGTGGCGCGCTTCTGCACCAGCTTAAAGCCCGGCACAGGATTGCCAGACTCTAACACTTGCAGCGCAAGCCCGCGCAAGTCGCGGATCCAATCTTCTAAAACGTCCGCACGCTGGAGCATCTCGCCCAACTGGCTTGCGTTCAGTTCCTTGATCTGCTGCTGCAACGCACGGTCAACCGCGCCGGTCATCAGCGGGCAGATCGGCTTGGCTGCGCACCAACGGCAGTGATCTCCTGTATGCAGCGGCGCATCAGGACGTTCGGACTGCTTAACAGCATAGACGAGCTCACGCTCAAACTGGCGGATGCGGTCGAACGATGCCACCCATCGCTTGACCGACGGCGGCTGGACGATGATGCACTCAATGTCCTTCGCGCCGTCAAAGACCCACTCTAGTTTCGGCGTGCGAATCGCCGCAGCCGCATAGAACATGAGCTGCGGATTTTCCTCAGCTTCGACCGACACGCCGTCACCGAATTTCCAATCCAATATAACGGCACGATCACCGATACGGCCAATAAGATCACAAGAGCCAAAAACACCCGGAAGGATTTCGCCGAAAGAGACGACCTCTTCAACCGCGAATTCGAGCCGAACCTCCGCGTCGATTTCATTGAGAGCCTCCAATGCAGGCAGAACCTTTTCGCCCGCTAATTCTGGGGTCAGGAAAATGCCGTTGAACTCCGTGCCAATAAGCTCACGCAGCGGCTTGTCTTGACCGAGCATCTCGGCCATGACGTTGTGCAGCAGCGTGCCTTCATCGGCGTACTTGCTTGACGGCTTCGGGGGAACTTTTTGACAGAGCGCGACGCTGCCAGGGCAGTTGATGACGCGCTTGGCGGTAGACCCGCCGACGATAGTGCTATGACTCATAGTGAACTCTCCTTTACGATGTTTGAGACAAGGCTATACGCGGCGATTAGGCTTGTCAACTATTCTTTTGTGCCGTAGGATGAGGTCATGCGTGAGAAGACGATTGAAGAGTATTTGACGTGGGCTGTTGAGCGGATCGGAGGCGTGACGTTTAAGTTTCGCTCACCCTCGCAGCGCGGCGTTGCGGATCGGATTGTGTGCTTGCCGAACGGCGAGACGTGGTTCATTGAACTGAAGACAGATAGTGGCCGACTCTCGCCGCTGCAAAAGGTCTTCGCGTCTGTGATGCAGCAGACAAACCAAAAGTACAAAGTCTTATGGTCAACTGAGCAAGTCGATGCCTTCGTTGCGTCCGTATCAAGAGCTCGCGGCTGACTTTCTTTATGAGCACGACCGTGCAATGGTGCTGGCGCCCGTAGGCGCTGGTAAGACGGCGCTCACGCTGACGGCAATGCAGGACGCACTGCGCGATGGACTAGTCAAGCGTTGGTTGGTGGTGGCGCCGCTGCGGGTGGCGCAGCACGTATGGCCGGTGGAGGCGCCGAAGTGGGCGCCGGGTTTGACCCTCTCCATCGCGGTTGGTTCGCCCGCGTGGCGAACAAAGGCGCTGGAGTCTAACGCCCGTGTGGTGGTCACTAACTACGAGAACTTGCAGTGGCTCGCCAAGCAACGGCTGGACTTCGACGGCGTGGTGTTCGATGAGCTCACACGGCTGAAGAACCCCTCCGGCGTGCGCTACAAAGCGATCCTGAAGGCGCTGGAGCCGATCCAGATACGCTGGGGGCTGACGGGTAGCTTCACCTCCAACGGCCTTGAGGACGTGTTTGGGCAGTGCAAGATCATCGACCAGAGCCTGCTCGGCCGCGCTAAGGGCGCCTTCTTGCAGCAGTACTTCATCTGCATCAACCGCGACTACGGCGAGTGGACGCCGGCCACAGGCGCCCTGGAGCAGGTCATGGCACGCATCAAGCCTGCGACCTTCGTGCTGGAGCCTGGCG